CTCCACATTGATGCTGGAGAGTTCGGCAAATATTTTTTTACTCAGTGAGTTGCATAATGCAACAAGTGATTAAAGAGGGGGCGAGGAGAATAAAAGTAATCTTTATGAATTGCATATTGTTTTTTACAGCAATATGTTGCATATTTCTTTATGCAAAAGTAAGCAAAAAATTCAGATTTTTTTGAATTTATCATATTCGTTCAGCTATTGATCATCATTACTCTCTTTATAGAGATAATTTGCCTTTGCGGGTAATGGCAATTCTAATTCAGTACAAAGCTGGGAGTATTCTTCAAAAAGTTGATTCGTAAGTAATAAGAATGATTTTCCAAAATCAAAAGAAAGTGTGCGATCATAGTCGTACTTCTTCCAACCATAATAGGCAATTTGAAACGGCTTAACAAGTTCTTGAGAGCCATGCTCCATAAGGTCAACGTGCTTTTCAAAAAGCTTTAAAAATGTAGTTGCAGTTTCCGGAAGCATTTTAGTTACATCGCTTTCAGGGAAAACGTTTTGAACGTATAGTCTATAAAAGGG